ATAAAAAATGATTTACATATGGCAGCAAGCCGAAAATTTATTCAAAAAGATCCTAATGCATCTGATTGGTATGTTATTTCTCCAGCAGACTTAATAACAAAGAGATATGGTCAAAGCGGAACAACAGCTACACCTTATGCTGAAAGAACAAAAAGTATGAAAGGTATTGGTCAATATGAGTTTTATGGTGGACCTAATGTAACTGATCCTAGTGGAAAACATTATAAAGGAGTGTTAGAAGATATTCTCAGAAGAGCAGCTAAAATTAATAATACAGAATTTAAAATTGTAAAGGTACAAGTTGGAGAGCCTAAATTTATGCAAAGAGCAGTGCAGGTTATAGATGCCCAAGGGGACGTTGTAAAAGAGTTTAAAATGCCTAAAAAAATTAGTGGGGAAAACGTGTTTTCTGAGTTTATGGCTAAAGCACAAAAATATATAGAAGAGTCTGGTGCACAAGGATTAACGACAAGACCTATTGAGATACCTTCAGGCTTTAAAACTGTGGATGCTTATGCTATAAAGCTTTCACCAGAAATGGTAATGCCAACAAAAACACATCTAGCGTCTGGGGGATATGTACGATATGATCCTCTTGTATCAATAGATGAAATGATAGGAGCAGCATAATGGTTGTAGAAAAACCAGCAAATTACGACGAACCACAAACAGTTAATGATGAATTAATGATACCACCATTAGTAGGACAAGAAGTGGAATTAAAACCAGGTACAGATGAAGAAATAAATATTGAAATGACTGAAGATGGCGGAGCTATTGTTGGAGAACAAGAAAAAATTATTGAAGAAGGATTTGACGCTAACTTAGCAGAATTTATTCCCGATAGTGACCTAGGAGTTATTGCGAGTGATCTCAGAGGCTCTTATGATGAAGATAAGACATCCAGACGTGAATGGTCAGATGCTTATACTAAAGGGTTGGAATTATTAGGATTAAAATATCAAGAAAGAACTATGCCTTTTGCAGGAGCTAGTGGGGTAACTCATCCTTTATTAGCTGAATCAGTTACACAGTTTCAAGCACAGGCTTACAAAGAATTATTACCCGCAGGAGGTCCAGTAAGAACTCAAATTATTGGATCTATTACAAAAGAAAAAGAGGATCAAGCTCAACGTGTAAGTGAATTTATGAATTATCAAATTATGCATGTAATGGAAGAGTATGATCCTGAACTTGATCAAATGTTATTTTATTTACCTCTTGCAGGTTCAACCTTTAAAAAAATTTATTATGATGGTGGTTTAGGAAGAGCTGTATCAAAGTTTGTTACGGCTGATGATTTAATTGTTCCTTATTCAGCAACAGATTTAGAAGAAGCTGAAAGAGTTACGCACGTAATTAAAAAATCCTCTAATGAAGTAAGAAAATTACAGGTATCAGGTTTTTATAAAGATGTAAGTCTTCAAGAATATAATGGTGAGGATAGAATAGAGCAGAAAGAAAGAGAAATTTCAGGAGTTCAAAAAGTTGGATATAGTACGGATGAATATACTTTACTAGAAATACATGTTAATTTAGATCTTCCTGGTTTTGAAGATCCTAATGGTATTAAACTTCCTTATATTATAACAATTGATGAAGGTTCAGGAAATGTTTTGTCTATTTATAGAAATTACAAAGAAGGGGATCCTTTATTTAAAAAACAACAATATTTTGTACATTATAAATTTATGCCTGGTCTTGGCTTTTACGGTCTTGGTCTTATTCACATGCTCGGGGGGCTATCAAGAACAGCGACATCTGCCCTTAGACAACTTATTGATGCAGGTACGTTGTCCAATCTCCCTGCAGGTTTTAAGGCTAGAGGATTGCGAATTAGAGATGATGACAGTCCCCTCCAGCCAGGAGAATTCAGAGATGTAGATGCTCCAAGTGGAGATTTAAGACAAGGATTATTACCTTTACCTTATAAAGGAGCAGATCCTACTTTATTTCAATTATTAGGTTTTTGTGTTCAAGCGGGGAAAGAATTTGCTACTGTTGCTGATCAAAAAGTAGGAGAAGCGGCAGGAGCGGGTGCTCCTGTGGGAACAACGATGGCATTTATGGAAAGAGGCATGCGTGTTATGTCAGCTATTCATAAAAGAATTCATTATGCTCAAAGAATAGAATTTAAATTATTAGCAAAGATATTTGCTGAATCCCTACCTCCTATGTATCCATATGAAGTAGAAGGAGATCTACAGTCATTAAAAGCTTCTGATTTTGATGAAAGAATTGATATTATTCCTGTATCTGATCCAACTATTTTTTCTATGTCACAACGTGTTACGTTGGCACAAACACAATTACAATTAGCGGAAGCTGCCCCTCAAATGCATAATATGTATGAGGCATACCACCGTATGTACGCTGCAATGGGAGTACAAAATATAGATGCTATTTTACCTATTCCTCAGCCACCTAAACCTAAAGATCCAGGGTTAGAAAATGCTTTAGCTTTAACAGGTCAATCATTAACTGCTTTTAGAAATCAGAATCAACTTGCTCATATAGATGCTCATAGAGCTTTTTATTCCAGTTTTTTAGTGAGAAATAATCCTCAGGTTATGACAATTATACAAGCTCATATTATGGAACATATAGCATTACAAGCACGAGAAGAGGTAGAACAAGAGATGAAAAAAGAATTTGAGGAAATTATGGCACGAGCAGGGGGTCAATTACCACCAGAACAACAACAAGAAATGCAAGAAATCTTAGAATCAAAAATTGCCGAGAGAATTGTTGAAATGACAGAACAAATGGTAACTGAAGAACAAGAGGCAATGCAACAAGAAGGTGAAGATCCTTTAATTAATTTAAAACAGCAAGAAATTAATTTAAAACAACAAGATATTCAAAGAAAAACCGAATATGATCAAGCTAGAGTAGGTCTAGATCAAGCTAGATTAGATCAAACAGCGGAAATTGCTGAAGCTAAAATGGATTCTCAAGAAGATATTGCTCAATTAAGGGCTAATGTTAACTTAACCAAGCAGAAAGAGATAGAAAAAAGTAAAAAACGTCCACGAACAGTGGATGTCAACAAGAATATACGTTTTGATAACTAATTTAGGTCTTGTAAAAGTGAGTAATCACTCTAATGTTAATGCTATGACACAAGCTGAAGAAAAATTACATAAGTGGTTTGAAGAATTAATGGTTATGGCAGAAAAAACTTCCAAATGTGATGAAGATAGTATACTTTTAGCAGGTGCTTTTATGAGTGCTGCTAGGGTTTTATACTATAATCATTTAAATCCTGTAGAAGCTGGTAATATTATGGAAGCTAACACCGTTGATTTGGTTGAATTAATCAAACCAACAATACATTAGAGGAGAGAAAAATGGCAAAACCTAAATATATAAATGGATCTAAGTATCCTAATGCTAAAATGACAGTTTCTGAAGATTTAAATCCTTATGCTGGTCCTACCGTAAATAAAGCTTATGCTCCTTCTACAGCGGCTTTAAGAGTTCAAGGTCCATCAAAAGTCGATAATTTAGGAAGTGGACCAAAAGGACAACGTAGTAAAATGCAAATTAAAAAGGTTCCGTTTAAAGGCGTTTTTTAATGGAATGTAAGAATTGTGGTCATGCCTGTCATTGTAGTAATGGTGGCTCATGTCAATCATGTGATTGCAAAAATTGTGAACATACTGTAAATTAACATGTTTTAAAAAGGAGGTCATATGAACCTATTAAAAGATTTATGGGCACACATTAAAGAGTGGTCAGACTGGAAAATGAAAGACTGGATAAAAGCGGGTATTGTCGCTATTGTTGTTATCCTTATTATTTCTAGCATGACTGGTGGCGCTGCGTAATGTTAAACTTACTCGGAGGCATACTAGGTGGAAAAGGCGGAGCCTTAAAAACAATCGCTAAAGTAGTCGATGAGATCCATACCTCAGAAGAAGAGAAATTAGATAAAAAGATTTTAATGCAACGTATCCAACAGAAACTTGCTGAGAAGCAGTTGGATATAAATGCAAAGGAGGCAGGTCACCGCTCCGTTTTTGTGAGCGGTTGGCGCCCCGCAATCGGCTGGACGGGAGCCTTTGCCTTAATGTTCGAGTTCATTTTATCACCCTGCATAGAATGGTATAGTAAGTTTGCAGGGTTAAACTTAACAGCCCCTGAAATTCAGACTGGCCCATTACTAGCAATTGTCACTTCAATGCTCGGCGTAGCGGGAATGAGGTCTTTCGAAAAAGCAAAGGGTTTAACTAAATAGGAGAGAGCTATGGCTAATACTAGAAGAATGAATAGACTCGAAGAGCTTGGTCGAGTAGATTCTGAAAAAGCTTACACTAAAGGTGGTAAGAAAAATTTAAAAGCAGAGAAGAAAAGAATTGTAGGAGAACTTACAAAAAGACGTGGTGGCGGAAGCATGGGCGGTGGAATGAATCCAGGCGGATGGTCTCCTGACCCAACTGTGGAAAGCATTGTTGGATATAATCCTCGAAGACCTAATAGAATGAAAAAAGGTGGATCAATTAAAAGACGTGGCGGTGGAATAGCCAAACGTGGAATGGGGATAGCGAAATGAGTAATACGAAAACAACCCAAAAGCAGATGGGTAATGATCCTGTTCTTGGACGGCTTGGTAAAAAAGAAATAATTAAAAAGTTAGTTGATCGTCATCCAGAAGTAAGTAAAAAACAACTTGAGGGTTTAGATTTAAAAAAATTAAAAGCCTTATTAATGAGTTGGAAACCACTAACAAGAACTGGTCCAATGTCAGATGTTCATCCTGGAACTGATAAACGTGGTGGGCGAACTGTGGTAGATCGTATAAAAGAACATATAAAAGGCACTAAGGTTGCTAAACGCCGAGGTGGTGGGATTGCTAAAAGAGGTTTTGGGATAGCAAAATAATGGCAATACCTATCCCC